GATGCACTCAAGCACCTTCTCAAATCCTATGCAGGGCGTGTTAATTGCATTTATATTGATATAAAAACACCGAGATTGATACAATTTAATTATTCCTACAGCCGTTTTGCCACTTGAGGGGTAAGTTGGCGTTTGAGGGGTAAGTTGTGGAAGTCGGGGTGTCCCGGCTGTTTTTATAGGAGGTATTTAACATGTCTGGAGGAACAAAGCAACAATTCAAGCAGTTTAGTATTACCTCTGCCGAAGATGCATGTCTTGTGTTGGGAATGCTAATTTCCGGGATGACTGTCAATCTTGAAAAATATAAGGAGTATGCGTCTGAGGCAGAATCCTTATTGGAAAGCACCCAAGAAGAATATGTTCCCGCTAAAGAATATGATGATGTTAATGATAAGCTCCTTTATAGGCAGCGTGAGATTCTGAAATTTACAGCGGATCATCAGAGCAGTTCTTTTTCATACATAGATCTACGCAAGATTCTGGAGAAACACAAGTATATTTTATCACCACTCTCAGAAGAAGTGTCAGCAATTCTCTCTGAATTTCTCGATGTGCGAAATTGGACCTTTCACAAGCCACAGTCATTAATGGTAGCTGCTAAAGAAGCGGCCCATAAAGACATCCCTGATGAGTTGAAGGAGATTGCTCAAGTAACGCCACAATTAAATCCGGTACTTATACGAAAAATCTGTCGGTACGAATTAGTCATGCTTGCCTCACTTACGATTCATGCGCAAAAACGCATAGAACAGTTTGAGAAAGTTCTTAGAAGCATGAAAGCCGACTACCAAGAAATATATGATTCCATTGAGAATAAGCCCTTCCTAATGACCACTCACGGATTTTCAGACAGAGTACAATATGTTGAATTGAATGCTACCTCTGGTTTGTCGGATTATCATAGCGACATCGCCCAGATATCAATGGCAATTCAAAAATCAAAATATGATGGCTCAGATGAAAAGTTTAATGATTGGGTTGTAAGGCTGGATGGCGAAAAATCTTGCTGTGATAGTACACTTACGGAGGACCCTCAAAATGAAGCAAATCACAAATAAGGAATACGAAGAGTGGCAGAAATACAAAGCTGAGAAGGCAAAGGGACATGTCCTGCTGCCGGATACCGTCCGGTTCATCTGTGAGGCCAACGGCTATGATGCCGAGAAGATCGGTCAGCACTTCCTTGAAATCCTGCCAAAGATCTGTCCACCTGAAGAGAGATAACGAAAACGCCTCCGAGCCGATGTGGTTCAGAGGCGTTGCTGCGTCTATGGGGTTATGCTTTGATCTCTGTGCCGTCCTTGAAGGTTACCCGGATGTCTTTTTTGCTGTGGACTGTGATGAAATCAACCATCGCCAGCCAGTCTGTTTCCCGGAACTCCGTCAGCGGCTCCCGGTTCCGTAGCTCATTCAGATAGGATTCGATCTGGTGCTTTCGTGCCATGCGCTCGGCAATCAGGTCGGTGACCTCGGTGTGTCTGGCCTTGGCCTTATCGAACCGAGACACCAGACCGTCGTACCGTTTCTGGTATTCGGCCTGATCGAGGGCAACGTGAGCGTTTTCTTTGATGCACTCCTCGATGAGCTCAGCAGCGATGTTGATTTCAGCTTCCAGATCCGAAAGCTCACTTTCAAGGGCTGTGGTATCGAGACTCCTTGAAAGGACCTGCTCGTATATGGCTATAAACTGTTCCTTCTGGTCGATCACCTGATTGGCTGCCCGGAGGAACAGTTCTTTTATTTCATCCTCGGTGAGCGTCGGTGTGGCGCATTTCTTACCTTCAAACTTATGATTGCATTGCCAGATGACCTTCCGGTAGGCGTCGTTGCTGTGCCAGACCTTCGGGCCGTACCAGCTGCCGCAGTCGCCGCACTTGACCTTGCTGGAGAAAATACTGACCGAGCTCTTGCGGTTCCGGCCCTTTTTGCGGGTGGCCATCAAGGTCTGCACCATCTCGAAGGTCTCCGGATCGATAATGGCCTCATGATTATCCTTGACATAGTACTGCGGGATTTCGCCCTCATTGGCCTTTTTCTTCTTGGTCAGGAAGTCGACTGTGAAGGTCTTCTGTAAAAGCGCATCACCCTTGTACTTCTCGTTCGTGAGGATGCTTTTGATGTTGCTGGGGTTCCAGTGGTCCTTGCCGCCGGGTGAAGGAATGCCTTCTTCGGTCAGCGTCCGGGCAATCTGGAACGGCGACTGACCTTGCAGGAACATTCCATAGATGCGTTTGACCAGCTTGGCCTGTTCCGGGTTCACCACGAGGTTGTGGTCAGGCCCCATGTCGTAGCCCAGAAACCGATTGAACGGAACAGTGACCTTTCCGTCTGCAAATCGTTTCCTCTGGCCCCATGTGCAGTTCTCGGAAATGGATCTGGACTCCTCCTGTGCCAGCGAGGACATGATTGTGAGCAGCAGCTCGCCCTTTCCATCGAAGGTCCAGATGTTTTCTTTCTCAAAATAGCACTCCACGTTGTGTTCCTTCAGGGAGCGGATGGTGGTAAGGCTGTCAACCGTGTTTCTGGCAAAACGGCTGACCGACTTTGTGATGATCAGGTCGATCTTCCCGGCGAGGGCGTCGGCCACCATGCTTTTGAAGCCCTCACGCTTTTTGGTGTTCGTCCCGGTGATGCCTTCGTCTGTATAGACACCGGCGAACTCCCAATCGTCCCGTCCTTGGATGTAGTTGGTATAGTAATCGACCTGCGCTTCGTAGCTGGTCAGCTGCTCCTCGTTGTCGGTGCTGACACGAGCGTAGGCCGCCACACGTCGCTTCTTGGTGCTGTTGATCGGTGCCGCCGTGAAGCGTGACAGCGTCGCCGGTATCGTGGTTACGGATTTGGCCATTTCTTTTCGCTCCTTATTTTCTTGATTCTCTCACTCATTGCCTCCCTGCGCTCGTCTGTCCAAGCGGCCTTCATGGATTCTCTGGCTTTTTCTCGCCGTTCCTCGGTCCAAGGAGTGCCGTGCCGCTTATCCAAGAAGTCTCTGGATTCGGTATGGCCGTCCCGGAAATGGAATGTAACCGTGTGGTCGAGGATGGTAGCGTTTTCAATCTGGGCGTCCATCGCAGCCTCATCGAACTCGTCAAGGCCGAGAACGTCGCTCACCAGCCGCTTCATGGTCTCGTCCCGGATGCCGGGGTTATGGCACCGATCCTTCGGGCCGGTACAGTACCAAGACCGTGTCGGAGTGCCGTCCTTGCGCTTTCCGGATTGGCAGCGATAATTGGCACCGCAGCAGCCGCATTTTATGAAGCCGGTGAACTCGTAGAACAGATGCTTGTTGGGATTGGTGTCCTTGCGCTTATGCCGTTCTCCCCAGAGCCTTCTGCGCTCGTCCGTCCACCAGTCTGTCTTAGCGGTTGACTGCCATTTGGTCGTGACCTCGTGACCGTCGTAAAAGCGGAAGGTCAAGGTGTCGTCTCCGATGACGATGACCTCCTCAATCTGCTGACTGAAGGCGTCCTCATCAAACTTGTCAAGGCCCAGCACCTCTGCCGTGGTGTTCTGGAGCATTTTCTCCGGTATGTTTTTTGATGGGCAAGCCGTCGCACCTTTCTGGCTTTTTGTCTGGCAGGTCCAAACGTAATAAACCTCACCGGCGGTGTTCCGTTTCCCGCTGTGGCGGTAGTGTTTTCCGCAGCAGCCGCAGGTGATCTTGGTGGAGAAAGCCGAGAGCTTCAGCGACTTGTTTCCGAAGGGGCCAAGGTCCCGTCTGCGCTTGAACTCGGCCTGTACCGCTTGCCATTCGTCCATCGGGATAATCGCCTCGTGGGTGTCCTCGACGAAATACTGCGGCATCTCACCATAATTCTTTCTGCGGTGTTTCGTGATCGAGTCTTCGCAGTATTCCTTCTGGAAAAGCATGTTCCCGGTGTAGGTAATGTTCGTCAGGATGACCTTCACATTGGAATCCACCCACGGCTTTCCCTGCCGGGTATAAATGCCTCGGTCCATCAAGGCCCTGCCGATCTCAATTCGGGATGCGCCTTTCATGTACTCTGCGTACATCCATCGAATGATCTCGGCTTCCTCTGGAACGATGACCAGTTTGTCGTCCTGCCACTCATACCCGAAAATGCTGAACTTGCCGTTGGGGATGCCCTGCTTGAACCGCTTGATCGTGGCCCAGCGCACGTTCTCGGAAATGCTGTGGCTTTCTTCCTGAGCGAAAGAAGCGAGGATGGAAAGCATCAGCTCTCCGTCGCCGCTTAAGGAATTGATGTTTTCCTTCTCGAAGCGCACCTCAATGCCGAGATCTTTCAGGTGCCGGACCGTGTTCAGAAGATCCACGGTGTTCCTCGCAAACCGCTGGATTGACTTGGTGAGGATGATGTCGATGTTTCCAGCTTCACACTCAGCCAGCATGCGGTTGAACTCATCACGCTTTTTGGTGCCGGTGCCGGAGATCCCGTAATCTGCAAAAACGCCAGCGTATTCCCATTCGGGGTTCTTCTGGATCAGTGTGCTGTAATAGCTCACCTGTGCAGAAAGCGAGTGCTGCATCCGCTCGGATTCCATCGACACTCTGGCATAGGCAGCGACTCGCTTTCTTGTTTTCAGAACCGGCAGTTTTCGCTCGATTTTCTCTACTGTTTTCAATGAAATCCCTCCTTCCGGTAGTGTCTATATATCACTCTAAAAGGCCGGAATATCAAGCGTTTTCGGATAATAATGTACCCAAATATGGCCGGTATTTTTCGAGCAGAATTGTATCAATTTCAGCGTATTCCTCCTCGGTGATCAGGCCCTTTTCGAGCATGGATTTCGCCATTGAAATCGCTGCGTGGTAAAGCATATCGTTGTGGAGTTCCTCCTTGCTCATCGAGCATCACCGCCTTTGAACCGGGCCACAATATAGCAGTCATGGGAGCAGTACTTGCGCTTGGCATTCCCGTAGGCCGTGAAGTCCTTCCCACACTCCGGGCAGGTAAAGGTATAAATCGCTTTTTGCTTTACGGCCTCCGGGTGAGCGTTCCACCATGCCGTCCGACACTCTGGGCAGCAGAACTTCTTCTGTTTCCGTCCGGGGAGTTGGATCAGGGTCTTGCCGCAGTTCATACAAAGCTGTGTAGGTACTTCCGTAAGACTATGGCTCTTGGCCTTTTCACCGGCAAGACCGTGGGAGCGGCAGTAGGCTTTGACGCTGTCCTTTGACAGACCGACGCTGTTAGCGATGGCAGTATATCCGAAGCCCTGATGACGTAAGGCCGTTATCTTTTCTCTTTGCTCGTTGGTCATGAGATTGTCCTCCAGTCCGAGAGGGGTTCCTCTCACTACCAACTGGAGGGAAACGGCAGTTTTGAACGAAAAAAGGGCAAAAAAAATAATGGCCCACCGCAGAAATAATCCACGATGGGCCAATAGGTCATGTTATTTCAGGAGTTCATTTACACGAGCCTGAACTGCGTTGTAGTCATAGCCAGCAGCGGTCAGACGGTTCTTCCGGTCGGTGCCATTACCCCAGAGGCCACGGATGACCTCACGAGCAAGCTCATCCACGGTTTTTGAGGGCTTGGCGTTCACCAGCTGAAGATCAGCGGCATTGACCGGGCTGCAGATGGCGTGTTTGCCATCCTCGCTCTTATCGATCACGACACGGCTGCCGTTTACCTGAAGGACATACCAGTTCTTCGCCTTTACCCATGCCGGGATAGTCTTTCCGCTATAGTACTTCGTGCCGGTAATCTTTACGAGATCACCCTTCTTGAAGGAAGCGGAAGGCTGCGGGTCCGGCTGCGTTGGAACAGTGGGAGTCTGACCAGAACCGGTGAATCCGTTGAGCTTGGCATTTTTGATAATGGTCGGATAGTCCTTGTAAGCGATATCGGTGTCGACGTTACCGCTGATGCCGTTCACCTTGCCCGTGGACGAGCTCTGCCACATACCGAAAGCTCCGGTATAGGTCGGAGCGGAAGCCCACTGTGCCAGCCAGTGGTCAAAACGCTTCAGTTTGGAATCGTCGAGATAGTTTTTCAGCCAGTTGAGATTGCTGTACAGAGAGCAATAGAAACCGGCCTTCTCAATGGCATCACCGAAGGCAATGACCATATCCGTCAGGACAGTCTTTCCAAGGTTCTGCTGGGTCTTGTCCTCCAGATCGAAAGCCACAGGATAGGTGAAGACACCTTTATACTTCTGAAGGACGCTCACGACATAAGCAGCTTCCTTCTTCGCTGCCGCTACAGAGGTGGCGTAGGAGTAGAAGTAGCAGCCGATGTCGATTCCGGCCTTGAGAGCGTTTGCCACGTTCTTCTCGAAGTATCCGTCAAGACCGCAAGAGTTACCGTCAGCAGAGCCGTAGCCGAGGCGAATCATAGCGAACTTCACCCCGTCCGCCTTGACCTTGTTCCAGTCGATTTCACCCTGCCACTTGGAAACATCGATGCCTTTGACAGTAGTGTCGGTGGAAGGCGTGGTCTGCTGAGTATAGGTGACATACGGCAGCTTGCCGTGCTTCGTCCAGTTACGACGATTGTATCCAGAGACGTTCCTGTTGCAAGCGGTGATCTGGACCTTGTTGTCCCAGCGAGGGGTGCATTCGACCGCCAGTCCGTCACCCACATAGACGCCGATGTGACCTTCCATCCAGACAGCTTCACCGATCTCAATCTTGGAAAAATCGGTGGACACATTCTTGCAGACGGTGATCATGGTATCTGCTCCGATGTCCGGGACCCCGTTGGAAGCATAGCTGGCACCGCCGTAAATAGCATTCTTGTCTCCGGACCAGCCCCAGAGAACGCCTTTGATGAGGCAGACGCAGTCAAAGCCAAAGGTGTCGGCAGAGGCAGCGTTGATCATGGCGGTTCTGGCGGCCTGTCTGTTGTAGCTGTGGTTCTGGGTATAACGCTTCTTGTTGGTGGCCGTCATAGGCGCACCGAAGCAGCCCATCACATAGAGCGTTTTGTAGTTCTTTGCGATATTCTTGAGCTTATTCGCAAGTTCAATGTTCGTCATCATTGTGCTCATCCTCCTTTTCAGCACGGTCATGAAGCTGCTCAAGCACGGCTTTCAGCTTCTTGGGGATTGGCAGCCCAAGATAGGCCGCATTCTCAACAAGGGAGACACCTTCGTTGGAGATGTAGAAGAAAATGACGGCAGTACGCAGCACGGAACCAGAGCCAATCACCTGCGTATCAAGAATGTGGCCGATGCCGACAAGGGCGAAGATCAGCACCTTTTTGAAGATGCCCTTAAAGCCGACAGCCGAGGACAGCTTCTTATCCACAACAGCGCACATCACACCAGTGATGTAGTCGATCACCACGAATGCTATGAGCGCATAGAGAAAGCCGTCTGCTCCTCCGAGAAACCAACCGATCCAGCCGCCTATAGCGGC